GAGGATTATAAGTAGGTTGCTTTTTATAGAAAATAATTATATCTTCATAATATTTCATTGGTTGTTTTTTAGCTAAAGCAAAATTACTAGGTTTATGTTTCTCCCACTTCCAATCATACTTATAATTCTTTATATTACTCATTCTCAAAGCACTACTAAAAGGCTCACCTCAAAACAATACAATAGCTCCATTAGTTTTTATGATTCTCTTGAGTTGTTCCCACATAAAGTCGAAAGGGATAACTGTGTCCCACTTGCAAGCAGTAGTACCATACGGAGGATCTGTGATGATACAGTCAATACTCCCATCTGGTATATCTTTCATAAGTTCGAGGCAATCCCCGAGAAGTGCTTGTCAGTTTTTTATTTGCATATTTTATAGGGATTTAATTACTATATCGACGGCTTTCTCAAATTCTTTTTTGACTATATCTGGAGCGGTATCGTATGCTCTTTTCATATAGAATTTTTTATGAGGATTCCTTTTATTCTCGAACTCACGACGAAGAGCATAGACGACCTTGCGAGATCATACACGAGCCTCTGTAGTATCTGTAGTAATATTATTTGGTTCTACTCATATAGATTTTTTGAGTGTTCCAGTATCAAGAGGAGCATTCTCACGTGCTTGTTTTGCGAGTAATTGTGTACTATTCACGAGTCATATCTGATTTATTTTTCAGATACTCAGATCATCGAGATTCACATTAATTTTTACGTCTATCTGCATACTAATTATTTGCTTCTGTAAGTAAATACTGATGATGAGTTCCTATAAGTGATGAATGTACCGTTTTTCATCGTACATCATACGTTCGAGTTCAATCTGAGACTCTGTCTCATATATCTATCGTAGTATGATTTCATTCTGTCATCATCTTATGTGCATAGAATGTAGGATCTCACTCATATCCTCATCCGAGTTCTTCACTCGATTGATTTATATACACCTGCAAACCTGTTATTATAGACGAAAAAATCCGCTGTTCTCATGAAGCGGTCAATCGAGAAACGGATATTGTTCTATTTTTTGTAGGTAGCATATTATGAGAGTACAGTATGGACTGTATATTTATTGACTATAGCATTTATCATTCATTTTCCATTCGTATCGAGAAGAGTATCAAGGATATTTCAGTCTTTATAGTTTACCGAGAGAAGATCTTGCTTAAAACTCGCTATTCCATTTGCTTGACGTGTATTATAGAGTGCTCATGCAATCGTATTGACTGCCTGTATAATATCTACAGGTATAGTAGCATATCACGCTGTATATACGATCTTGAAGTGATATGGAAACGATACTGGAGTGTTCCAAGTATTCTTAAATTCAAGCATAGTGCCATTCAGGATATAATCTACATCTATAGTTCCTGCACTTGTTCCGTTTACACTCGTAACTGCTGTTGGATTGATAGATCAAAGATAAAATACTCGACCTTCCTTGCAAGGATTAGCCGAGTAGTATCATACTTTGAATATATCGGTATGAGTTTTTGACTCTATACCATCTCCAATAAGTGTATCTAATAATGCCTCTGCACTTTCTCATAGTTGAGTGATAAGTGCATCTATACCACTCGTTCCGAGATACGCATTGAGAGATGAAAGAGTAGTATATTTGAGTGCCATAGGATTACTTAGTTACTTTTACAGTGATTGCTTCCTTTTTATCGTCTTTTACCTCTGTTTCTACAGTAGGAACAACAATCTCAGGTACTTCATTTCCTTCCTGTACCTTTTCTGCTTCCTTTGCATCTTCCTTTGTCTTTTTCTTTGATACCTTTTCTGCTTCCTTTGCATCTTCCGCATTTTCAGCAGTTACAGCATCGAATCATTCAACTTTTGCTTCTCCGTCTTCATCGACACGACGAAAACCTGCAAGGTACATTTGCATTTTATTAACACGAGTTTCATCGACTTCGATAACTTCTCCAGTAACGACTTTTACTTTAGGCATTCCTTCTTCAAGGCGAATCCAAGTATGAGAATCAGCAAGAGTATATTTATAAGCAATAGTTGCCATAGTGTTTAGAGTTAAAAATAAACTGAGAAACGAGGGCTTCCCCTCATCTCCGTAGCTTACTTTTACGATTAGCTGATATTGTAACCAAGAGCAACAGTCTTATCTTGTCCAGCAAGATTAGAAGCGATTGCATGTCCGTAGAAGTAGTAACCAATGATTTGGAGACCCTTTCCTGGAACACGGTAAACTTCGATATTGTAGTCTCCGTTTGTTCCCCATTGTACCGCTGTCTTGTGAACTGCAAGGATAGACCCCTTAGTGTTGTTCGCAGGAGTAGCAGATACCTTTCCTGTAGCATTTGAAGCTGGAAGAAATCTATCAACATAGATATTCGCACCCATAACGTTTGGAACTACACCAGTGAGAGCTGTAGAATTTACGCCATTGACGTAAGCCTGCTTGAACTCAGCGATATTGAGAGCCGCATTTCTTGCTCCCATAGAGTGGATATATGCAATGTCTTCTGTAACTCCGTTGTTTCCAAGTGAAGCAAGAAGAGTAATATAGTCAGAGAAATCGAGAACACCAACGTCAGTAGCTGTAGACTGAGAGAATGCTGTCTTACGAAGACCATCTGCACCAGTGTATGAAGCTGTAGAGGCTGGAGTACCGTCAATAAGGTTGATATTCGTGTTAGCTGTGAGTACAGTATCTCCATTAAGGAAATCAGATACCATAGTAGCAGCCGCACTCTTAGCAAGACGATCCTTTACGATAGCTACAAGGTCAACAACTGAAAAACGAAGTTCGTACTCAGATATATCAATAGTAAAGAAACGCTCCTTTTGAGTGATTGTAACCTTAGCTGTTGGAAGCTTTCCGAGAGCCTGAGCAAATGAGAGAGCTCCGTCAGTCTGCTCTGGCATAAGTTGATGAAGTGGAGCCTCGCCAATTGCTGGAACTTCTGCAATCTTATCGAGATTCTTTCCGTGAAAACCTGCCTGGAAGAATGCCATAAGTGGAGAAGCCTTAGGAATCTGATCAATAAAATCAGTCATAAGAACTGCACCTGGAACGAGTTCAGCACCAAAACCAGTATTAGTAGTGTGCATAAGTTCGTTTGCCTTAGTTTCAAGCATAGATGCTCCCTTAGCTTCAAGACATTTTGCAACATCATATTCAGCCTCAGAACGACCCATACCTTTAAGCTCCATACCTACTGCCTCAGCAATAGACTTAGTGTCTGTAAGACCAGAAGCTACTGGCTTTGCTCCGCTCTTAAGAACGCGAGCCTTAAAATCTGCAAAACTCATATATAAATAGAGTTAAAAAATAAATATATACTAACGATAACCTATACTTTTCAGTATCATTTCGTCAGTGAGTGTTTTAGTATTCATACTTTTTACAGTATTCGTACTTGGGCGGACTGTCTCGATATTGAGTACTTCATTTTCGAGCTTTGCGTATTTTTTCTCCTGATCGGAAAGTGAAGACTTTAATTCCTCATTTTCTTTTGTGATACTAGAGAGTTTTACTTCAAATGCTTTGGATATTTCCTTTATAGCAAGATTTACCGACTCAGTTATCAAGGCTTTCACTTGTTCCTCTGTCACTCCATTTTCAGGAGTTTCAGTAGGCTTTTCGACGGCTTTCACGTCCTCGCTTTTTTCCTCCTCCGAAGCTGTACTCGGAGTTGCCTCCTGAGTTTCCGTAGTTTCAACGGACTTTCCTTCCTCTTCGGTAGTGTTTGGATTTACTTCTGGTGGAGTTACCTCCTCTGTCGTTTCTGGTGGAGTTTCTGTAGTGATTTCAGTAGTTACTTCTTCTGTTTTTACTTCCTCCTCTTCGTTTGGAGCTCACTTCTTTTGAGTGGCAAAGGCTTTGAGTGCCTTCGTTTCCTCTATGAAGAAGTCTTTTGCTACTTGGAAGAGTGCGTAAGGGTTTGCAGGAGTAGATACAACAGATATTTCTACAAGATCAAGTTTTGTAATTACACGAACTGTCTTTTCATTGTAGAGATCATCCCATGAGTATCAGGCCATGAGTCATTCATCAGACTTATAGAGAATATGTCCGTCAGCATCTTCATATTGGTATGCCTGAGTGATGAATCAGATAGAGAATGCACCGAGTACACCATCTTCAATCTTTTTCATACATCAATCAATATCATACATGACATCCCCTGTAACTTGGAGTCAATTTCCTTTGATTTGAGTATCTGTAAACTTTCCTATAACCTTATTATCATCATGCTGTAGAAGCATGACAGGGTTTTTCATGAAAGTAGGAAGAGAATCTGAGAAAGCCGTAGGAAGAACCTTATCATTATATCTATCAAGGTCGCCTGTACTTCCGAATCCTGATATAGTTATTGCTCCTTCTTTCTTCTCAGCAAGGAACTTTGTCTGGAAGTACAATACTTTTTTGTGCATAAAGTAGAAATTATGATAAATAAAAAGCCACGCATAAGGCTGTAAAACCTTTGCATGGCGGTGCTTTTTCCGTGTAATTATACTCAGTTTTTCAGATTTTCAAATAGTTTTTTTATGTCCTTTGCCTCAATGTCTCTTGGTACTCTATGAGTCTGTCAAAACGATTTGATTCACACTACTTGGTGTATCGAAGTACAACGACAATTTATATCATTTGTACTTGGTCAGAATTCATCGCCAGTTCAGGGAAATTCATCTTCAAAAGGTATCCATCCAGCATCTTCATTTTCATTATGACTAGGTCTTACCTTATCATCATCACTCGTTTGCCACGATTTCTCTAGTACATACCCTTCTCGTGTGAGTTCTCTTCATGGCTCATGGTTTGCCCATCCATAGGACCGTCATATTTCATTGACTGCAATAGTCTTCGCACGAGCTTTTGAGAATACGAACGGATCGACTTCTCGTATTTGTTTTGCTATCTGTCAATAACTCTGTCATTCCTCTATTCACTTTCATATAAGTGTCCTCAGTTCGTCTCTTGTTGTCTTTAATATACTTCATGATCTCTGAGAAAGCATAAGATCCTCTAATTCCTTGAGATATATCGTCGCTGGCTCTGTGTCTACATCAAATACGAGTGCATAATCATCAGGAAGTAAGTATTTATACCTTGCAATAGGATCCTTCGCTCACTCTTGCATTATTTTCGGGAGTACAGATAGCAAATATTCAGGAATATCGCCTTTTATATCATCCAGGAATGGTCATATAATATCATCTCCTATATATTTAAGTGTAAGACGAAAGGATTTGTCCTCTTTTTCCAGTAAATCTGCAAAAATCCCCTTATGTTTTTGGAGGATTTTATAGAGAGCTTTTGATTTTATAGCTTCCTGATTTCGTATGTATCTTTCACGTTTTGTCATTATTCCTAGTGTCTATATCAGAATGGAAAAGCTCCATAGTTCTGTCATGCTTCAAAATCTCTACCTTGCTCTGCATCGAATCGAGAAAGAGCTTTATCGGCTTCTTTTCTTGTCTCAATTCCGTATTTAGCCTCGATATATGCACGAGCATTCGTATCACCGAGATCACCATAGACTGTTAAGTCGAGAGAGTTTTCAAAGTTTTCCATATTAGATATAGTTACTGAGTATTGCATGAATCTTTACAACATTCCCAGCCGATATTGAATCAATAAGTTCTTTTTCTTTATCTGATAACCACCTATACGTCTGATATTCAGCATTCGGAATTTCCTGTATTCACCATACGAGTATTTTTGTTCCATTTTGTAGCTTTGCTATACTTGCAGGATTATTTCATTGATTATTCCTAGACTCAGACGATATAATTGACTCAGAAGGTATCATATTAATGATAGTTAAAGTAACTTTTCCCACCAATCCGAACCGCATAGTAGAATATGAGAGCAAGCATAGTATATCATACTACCGATATTCATGTCTTTATTTTATGTATATCCGATATGATTGCAATAAAAAATCACATATCGCATTCTAATCGCCTTGCTTCATCTCATCATTGCCAATAAGTGAAGTCATGAATATTACAAGAGGCTTGTAAAAAAACAAGCCTCAATCTTTTAAGAATCTTTGAAATTATCCAACGAATAAGTCTATTCTTCACCTTCATTCACCCTCATCCGCATCAATTCACAATTCATAACGTCAAAAGATTATTCCAATCTTCCTGAGTCAATGTTTTATATGATCTTGATTCGAATGATTGAAGTGAGTTCATATTTTTATTCAGTTATGAGTTTGAGCTTGTCGCAGTAGCTGTATACGACATATTAGTTGCCTGTAGATCACGATTCATAAAAAGAAAATTAGAAAAAAATAAATATTTTAATGGATTACTGTGTTCACTTTGCATTTGTCGCTGTTCCTATAGGTTCTGGATTGCTCCCATTCACGAGATCAGAGAGAAGCCTTGTATTGGATGATACAGTGATCTCTTCTGCAAGTTCGTTGTCAAGTGCTTCATATCCTATGTAGTCACGAGCTTCATTGCGAGTCCAAAGTCATGCGTTTACATTCTCGATTGCGAGTTTTGACTTAATTGCAAAGTCGTCTATATGCTCGTCATTCACTTCGAATTTATATCCTTGATAATCCTTGAAGTCTTGTAAGAATATTGTGAATACGTGTTCAATAGTTTCTTCGAGAGGGCGGATAGTGTTCTCGATGAATTTCTTATACTGAATATCTCCATTGGAATAATTCACATCGTCGATATATCCGAGAATAGAGCGAGGTACTCATAGTGCTACACATACTTTGACTGTAGCTGTAGACCTTTGTTTTTCAAAACTCATGTCTGTATGTCCTCCATTGATTGGCTTTACATCCACGATTGCCGATGATGCAAGACTCTTATGCTTATTATGTCATCCTTTGAGAGTTTCTTGTATTTGGTCGTATATATCTTTCTGTTGGTTTGCCGTGAGTCATGGTTGTAGTACATAGAGTGCACTTGGTATACCATCATTCTGAAAATATGCGTAGTTCGATAGGTTTGCCTCTTCATCTCCAAGAACATCTACAACGATAGTTTCTAGTGGTGATATTCCAAAGACTGGATTATCGAGATCATCATCATCTTTGACAGTGATAATATCATCCGCACTATAACTATCTGTTTTTCCTTTTTGTGCAGGGTTTTTATAGATATATCGAATAGGTATGAGGTCTGAATCAGTCACAACAGATACAAAACGACCATCTAGAACCTCATATTTCTTGATATTTCGTACATTGTATACTCTACGTATGAAAGCATACCCGAATAAATCGAGAGCTTTTACAAAATCATTCTTTAATTTATTCGCTCCTCCACTTCTTTCCATAGTTCACTCGAATTCAGGAGCTTCCACTACTTCTTCCTCCGCTTTTCCTTTTACCTTTCTTCGTATCTCATACCCACTCTTCATACTTGTCTCCTGTTTTTCTTTGATAGCACGACGAATATCCGTATTGATACGGTACATCTTATAGAATTGTGCATTGTTACGTGCGATTTTTTGTCCATCAAGAATAGTACCATCATAATTCCCATATCTGAGAGAATAGGCAACTGATTTTTCCTCTGTCTTTGATTTTGTAGCTAATCAGGTTTTTTTAATTGCCATAAAAAGGAGAAATAATTGTGAATAATTCCTCCTGGCGTTTTATTATGCGTATTATACTTTTTTGTATGGAAAATGCAAAGCTAAAATCCTCATACAAAAATCTCTGTTCCTGATTCAAGAGAATATACCATTGCATCGACTATATCATCCTTTTTTACGTTCGGGAATCTCCATACTCTTTCTTGTAGTATCTCAGTTCAAGGCAAGAACACGACTTTCCCTTGTGTAAAATCACTCTCTTTCTCTTTCAGACGTGTCACTTTATCTTTCGTGGCGGTGATTATATCAACAGCCATTCAGTCGCTCTGTAGTTGTCTTCCTATAAGTTCTCATCCATTGTTTGACTCTATACGGATAAGTGATACCTTAAATGTATTATATATCTGTTTTATGAAAGGGCGGTATATTGCCTCCTGTTTTTGGTTTCATTCCAGTTCGTAACAAGCTAGTACGTATTTATTGCCATTCAAGTGTGCCGTGACACATATAGCGAGTGCATCACTTGTAGTTTTCAGAGAAAATGCAGGATCTATTCATACTATAATTCTACATCATGCAGGATATCGGTCTGCTGTTTTTATAAGTGAACGAGGAATAACACTTTGCCCATTTACCCACGGAATAAGAAGATAGTTCGAATCGAATCATGATCATTGATTCCTTAGTTCATCTATTGTCTCATCAGAGAATACTTCACTCCATACACACTGTCCTGATTCGTCTATAAGTGGCTGTTCTCTGATTCTCCATCTCTTCTTTCCTGAAAACTTAGTGACGAATCTTGGAACAATACCATCATCAATAATCACGTTTCATAAGAATATGATTTGAGACTTGCGAGCATTCATCGCTCCGATAGTCTCAGTCAGTATTTTCCTCTCATTTGCATCGATTATCTCCACGTTCTTCAC